CCGGCACTCAAAGCGCTTGATGTTTCTAAATTTGCGCTCGTAGATACCAAGGTGCTGGATGATGGTGTCTCGAAAGAGTCCATTTACCAACTAATGTCAGGCAGCGAAGAATACCCATTATCTTTACGGGTAGGGGTTTACAAAAATCCCAAGGCAAACGGCGGCGCTGGTTCAACCAACGTCTCTGTTAAGATAGCCTCCTACGCTGAAAAAGTGGATGTCGACGACGTGCTGTGGACCCACCCGGAAATCTGGACGCTTGCAAAAAGTGCGCCAGGGGGAAACCCCTTTTATGATTCCGATGTGGACCGCGAAATGATAGGCGCCTTAATTTCGGCTTACCTACATATTAGCGAAGATGTACCACTCGACACGAACATCGCAGAACTGAAGTTCGGTGTAACCAACCGTATTCTCGAGCATGCCAATACACCGGCAGCATAGGAAAACACGGTGGACACCGGCTTTAGACTCAGGGTTGAAATTGCAGAAACCGCGCTCCAAGACAAAATCGTCGTTGAATCTGACGACCTTGAACGTCTTAGGGCAGACCATGGTGATAATTGCTATGGTTTGGCGGTGCTCGCACTACTCTGGGTTAGCCTGCTGGCTGATACGCCTGTTGATCGTCTTAATAAGCCTGACGTTGTTTATACGCGTTTTTTCAGATCTTTTATTTCTGATCCGATAGGCATAATTAAGAAATTCTCGTCTCTTTATGACCTCTTAACTCGCAGTGTTACTCGCGGGCCGGGAGGAGTCTCTATAGACTTTTTCATAGACGATATGCGCGATACTCCTGTATTTTTTGAGTATGTACGCTACGTTAAGACGGGGGATCCTGAGGTCTTCAAATACCTGAGCACTTTTTTGGTGTTTGGGAAGAAGTACTACTATGAAGACCCTACCTTCGATGAGACTGCCTTTCGCAGTTGGGTCGAGGTTGAGGATAGATTAGAGGGGCTGACTTTTACGTCTCGGTACCTAGATGATCTGCGTGAGATTATTGCGTGGATGTTGAGGGATCTAGATACGAGTGAGTTCCTGCCGAAACACGGCGGCGGTGCTGTTGCTGAACGAGCTTCACGTTTTATAAGTATCAAAAATGAGCTCGTCAGCCAAGGTCTAGTTGATGTCGATATCGATATGTTTTACTTCGTCGATACGCTTAGCGAATACCTTGTGACCGTCTTAACAGGTGCATCCGATATGGCTAATGAGAGAATTTCGCGG